GTTCATCCGCAGGCTCTGGGAACGCTCCGACGAGGCGACAAACGGCGAGACCGACGAATTTGCTCGCGAGCGTGGGCTGCTCTGGTCGGACACGCTGACTCATTGGGGCGTGGTCAAAAACGTGCTCGACGGCCGCTGGCTCGTGCCCGGTTACGACCCTTCCGGCCGACTCTGTCAGCTCTATCGCCGCCTATGGGTCAGGGGCAAAGACGACGAAATGCGGTGGGAGATGCGGCCGACGCCGGGAATCGACCCGTCACACGGCCTGCACGGCGTGCCATTGTACGATAAAGCGAAGCCCGTCGTTTGGCTCCATGAGTCCTGGGGCAACGCCCTGGCATTCTGGGAAGCGGGCCGCACGACGAAGCGCGACGACTGCGGCTTCTCTCCGACGGGCAGCGAAGCGTCGTCTCTCTTGGCGAGCACGAACGTGCTGGCGGTGGCGAACTGTGGGGCGGTCGGCGAACCATTGCGCCGCTTCCTGCCGCTATTCGCCGGCAAGCGAGTGGTGCTCGCGTTCGATTCCGATCATCCGCGTGAATTGAACGGAAAGACGTCGCCGGGGGCCGGTTTTTCCGCGACCGCGCGGGCGGCTAAAATGATGTTCGCGGCCAAGGAACCGCCCGCGAGCATCGAATGGCTGCGTTGGGGCGACGCGGGGTTCGATCCCACACGGCCGAGCGGTTGGGACGTAAGGGACTTCCTCAACGTCTGTTGAAATCGGAAATGACGTCGTTTCGATGCCAAAAGCAGATCAACAACGATTTTTTCTGCCGTCCGCCGCGTCCGCTAGACCGTCGAACGGGCCGCCAATCAATCAATCCGCGAAGAATAAACGGCTCACGTTGCCGCTCGACGATCGGTTGGCGATCGCCGAATTGCACGACCTGTTCGTCGGGGACGCCGACTCCCGCTTGGAACGTATCGCGATCGCGCTGGAGCGGATCGCGGGAAGGTTGGACGCGATTGACAAAGGCAGGGCCTCCGGCAACGACGAATGGCGACCGAGACCCAAAGGCGAGGTTCCATTTTAATGAACGATGCAGCGACGCGACAACTCGCACGGAGCCGACGATTCGGCGAACTACTCGCTCTGGTGGCCCCGGCGCCGCCGGAGTGGCTGGCGGAGAGCAATGGACGCCCGAAAGCAGGCCGAGTCGTCGTCGCCTCGGAGCGCTGCGAGCGGTATGCTGATGTGTTGGCGGCTTGGCGACGGGCGCTGCTCTGGACGCCCGGTCTCGATGCCGCGCTGCCGGTGTGCCTGGCGGTCTGTCTTTCGACCGATCAACAAGGGGACCAGTTATTTTTGCAATTGATCGGTGAGGCGGGTAGCGCCAAGACGCGGCTTTGTGACGGCATGCTTGCGTCGAAACATTGTTTCGCTTTGGAACACCTTACGGGGTTTCACAGCGGTTGGAAGGACGGCGACGGCGAAGACTTTTCGCTCTTGGCCAGAATCAACAACCGAACGCTGATCACGCCGGAGGGCGACGTGCTCATGTCGTCGCCGCGATTCGTCGAGATCATGTCGCAACAACGGCGCATTTTCGACGGTGCCAGCGGGGCGACGTACAAGAACCGCAAGGAAGACCTGCGATACGAAGGTTTACGCACGCCGTGGATCATCGCCGGTACGCCGGCGCTGTTGAACACGGACCAGTCGCGACTCGGCGATCGCTTCCTACGCGTCGTGATTGACCCGCCCGGCGCGAATGAACAGCGTGATATTCTGCGCCAAGTGGGCTTTACGGCGCTGCGTTCGGTCGTCCAGAAAAGCAACGGCGATCCGGCGTCGATCATCGAGGAGAACATGCGACGGGCGTACCGGCTCACGGGCGGCTATGTGGACTTCTTGCGCGAGAACTCGTCGCGGCTGATCTCGGAGGTGCGGTTGGACGAGCACGCCGTCGTGGATCGCTGTGCCGATCTGGCCGAGTTCGCCGCCGTAATGAGGACGCGGCCCGATCCGCTGGCCGACAAGGCTGAACGACACGAAGCCAAGGAAATGCCAACGCGTCTAACGCATCAGTTCGTGCGTCTGGCCGTCTGCCTCGCGGCCGTATTCAATCGGCGGACGGTGGACGCGCGAGTGCTCTCGTTAGTACGCAAGGTCGCGCTCGACACGTCGCGCGGACGTTCGCTGGAAGTGGTTAAAGTACTACGCGAGTTCGGCCCGGCCGGGGCCACGATCGGACAATTGGCGATTCGCACCAACCAAAGCGATGATCGCACGCGGTCGTATATGCGGTTTCTGCGACATCACGGCGTGACAGAATGCGTCGTCAAGCATCTGGGACCGCACAACACACAGGAGCGGTGGCGGTTGACCGGGAAGACGGCGAAGCTGTGCGCAAAGGTCTTGAGCCTAGAGTTTGAACAACGATCGCATCATTCTGTACCATCATCAACTTTCGAGAGAAGGTAAAAAATGCCTAGGGCAGGCGATAACGGAACGGCGGTCGGGAAGATCGACAATATCGTGCCGCCGCTGGTTGGAATGGCGATAGAAATCGCTTCATTGCGATTCGATCCCGACAACGCGAGAATCCACCCCGTCCGAAACATTCAGGAAATCATGGAATCTCTGCGTCGATTCGGACAGCTCAAGCCGATCGTCGTTCGCGAACAGGGGATGATCGTTGTCGCCGGAAACGGTCTTTTGGAAGCCGCCAAGCGATTGGGATGGACGCGAATAGCCGCCATCGTGCAGCCTATGAGCGACGCCGAAGCCGCTGGCTATGGTTTGGCCGACAATCGAGTAGCGGAAAGTAGCTGTTGGGACGTCGAAGCGGTCGTGCGGCTTCAGCGGCTGCACGAAACAACGGGCGTCTGTCGCGTCGGCTGGTCGGACGATGATTTGATGATGCTACGCGCAGCGGAGTGGGACGAGTCGCCGCCGGATGAATTTCCGGAGGCAGACGAGTCAATCAATGTGAAACATATCTGCCCGCGTTGCGGATATTGGTTCAGCGGCGGCGAGACGACGACGGCCGATAAAGAGAGAAACGACGATGTCTGATGAAAGAGATACAAAGAGGTTGATCATCATCGACCAAACGATACCGGCGCCGACGATCACGACGAAAGGAATCGGATACGTCAATACGTCGCGATATCGCGTTGGCGGACGAACGAAGGTCGTGTGGAACGGACATACACGAAGCTTACGACGGATTGATTCGACCGATCATCGAACGAACGAAGATTCATTCAACGATCGAAAGACAAGGAATAAGCCTCCCTATCGTATACCGTCGATGGTGGAGATCGCGACAATGCCTTGGAATGGATTCAATGTCGTTAGTACGTTTTCCGGCTGCGGTGGATCGTGCCTCGGCTATCGCATGGCGGGATTTCGTATATTGTGGGCCAGCGAATTCGTACCGTCGGCGGCCGATAACTATGAGGCAAACGCGGCGCCGGGATCGGTATTGGACAGACGAAATATCAGGAACGTTTCGGCGGAGGAAGTGCTGTTCGAGTGTGGCCTACGAATTGGCGAACTGGACGTATTGGACGGTTCTCCGCCGTGTCAGTCTTTTTCGGACGTCGGCAAGAGACACAAAGGGTGGGGCGTAGAAAGAAGATACGAAGGCGGTCATAGACAGAAGAACGACGACCTATTCGGCGAATACGTTCGGTTATTAAGCGGTCTGCGGCCCAAATGCTTTGTTGCCGAAAACGTGTCTGGCATGGCCAAGGGAGTGGCAAAGGGATATTTCTTGGAGATGTTGACCGCACTCAAGGCATGTGGCTATCGCGTTTCGTGTCGTCTACTCGATGCGCAATGGCTCGGCGTACCACAAGCGAGGCAACGATTGGTGTTCGTCGGCGTCAGAAACGATATACGTGATGCGACGGGCCGGCCGGTCGCGCCGCAACATCCGTTTCCGCTGTCATACAGATATTCGATACGAGATGCGGTGCCGTGGATCGTCGATACGACGCATAATCCACGTTCGGTAGTAACGACAACCGGCGACAGAGTCGACCCGACGTTGGTATGTCATCCCGTCGAACAAAGAAAGTTTTCTATTATCGAGCTGAAGAGGATATGCGCGTTTCCCGATGACTTCGTATTGACCGGAAGCTATTCGCAACAGTGGACGTGCCTCGGCAACGCAGTGCCGCCTCTGATGATGCGAGCGATCGCAGAGACGATCAGAGACGAAGTACTCGGAAGAATGGCATAAGACGACGTGTCGCTATTCAGGCCCTTCTTGTAGTGGATAGAATGATCGCATGTCACAAGCTGAAGTAAAAAATGAAATCGGGAGTCGGGAACTACGCTGTCTGCGCGTTCTGGTCGACGATTCTACACCGATGACCGCTGCGAAAATCGGTCAACGAGCGGGCTTCGCCGGGGCGGTCGGCAGCGACACGTTCGCCGCCCTCGTCCGAGCGGGCTTCGTCGAACGATTGGAGTTGAACACCGATATACGAGAAGTCGTTTGGCGCGTCACGACGGCTGGGAAGGCGGAAGCGTCGCGGCACACGGGGACGAGTGATGATAGAGACGATGACGGGAACGACGTCGGCATGGTAGACCTCGTCGCTCGACGGGAGTTGACGGCGGACGGCCTCGCGGTCAAGGCGCTCGTGCCGCTGTTCGGCTCGAACCGCCTCCTGGCTTCGGCCGTCGGTGCGGCCCTCGGCGGTTGTTCCTGGGTCGGCGTGCCGTTCGCGGGCGGTCTATGCGAGTTGCCATACATCGAGGCCCGCACGATCGTCGTCAACGATCTTCACTGCGGCGTCATCAATCTGGCGTCCTGTGTCGCTGATCCGGTGTTCTGCGACGAATTGAAAGAACGACTGGCCGGATTATTGTTTCATCAAGCAACCTTTGAAATGGCCCAAGTTGGCTGTGCGACCCGCGAAGTAAGCGGCTGGGATGGTTCTCCCGATCTCGATTGGGCAGTGGATTATTTCGTCGCAGCGTGGATGGCTCGCAGCGGGCAGGCGGGCACGAAGGGCGAATTCCGAGCGCCGTTTTCCGTGCGTTGGGATGCGGGCGGCGGCGATTCGGCGAAACGGTTTCGTTCGGCCGTCGCGGGGCTGTCCGCGTTCGGTCGGATGCTGGCGAACGCTTCGTTCGTGTGCATGGACGCCTTCGCATTCCTGGCGAAATGCAAAGACCGACGCGGCTGCGGCATATATTGCGATCCGCCCTTTCCCGATTCCGGCGACGTCTACAAGCACCGCTTCTCACTCGACGACCACGCCCGATTGGCCGCGGTGCTTGCGACGCATGACGATGCAACGATCGTTTGCCGGTCCTACGACGTACCGCTGGTCAGGGAACTATATCCGAAATCGTTCTGGGAATGGCGTCGGTTTCGCGGGCGCAATGCGACGAACGACGCGACGCCGGAGGTCTTGCTACTCAGAAACGCAATGACGACGAAGGACGATGATGATATTTCGACTTAGGTAAGAGGCGGAACAGAATCGCGATCGCGTCGTCGAACGGAATATATTGACGCAAACCGAACACGGTTTTCGCGAGATCACCGATCGAAGATGCCTAGGGCAAATAATCCAGACGAAGAATTCGTCCCACATTCCGACTTTTGCGGCGGCTTCGTCCGGCTCTATTGCGGTCACGTCAGCGACGTGCTTGCCCGCCTGCCGGCCGGGAGCGTTCACTGCGTCGTAACTTCTCCCCCCTACTGGGGATTGCGCGATTACGGCACCGGCACGTGGGAGGGCGGAGAGTCGACGTGCGATCACTTGCGGTCGCATAAGAATACGAAAGGCGTCTGTCGCAAATGCGGCGCTCGCCGCATCGACCAGCAGATCGGCAGCGAACCATCATTCGACTGTCAATCTAAGGGGCAAGCACAATGCGGGCGCTGCTACGTTTGCGCCACGGTCGCCTGGGCGCGCGAGGTTCGACGCGTGCTCCGCGACGACGGGGTATTCTGGTTGAACCTAGGCGACTCCTACGCGAGCGGGGAACGGGGGCGGCACGACGCTATGGACGGGCGGGTATATAAGGCTCTTGGAAAAGCTCAAGAAACTCGTCAAAAATCCAGTACTGATACGGGGATTCCTTCTGGTAATCTTGTTGGTATCCCCTGGCGTATAGCGCTGGCGTTGCAAGCGGATGGCTGGATTTTGCGCAGCGATATCCCGTGGGTGAAGCGTTCGCCGATACCCGAAAGCGTCAAGAATCGTCCGGCCAAGGCGCTAGAGTACGTGTTCCTGTTCGTCAAGCGGATGGGCTATCATTACGATGACAAAGCAGTGAGGCGGACGGGTAATTCGCAGCCGAGCATACGGGACAAAAATGCGGAAGAGTATTACGCGGACTATCCTGGCGGAGTTCGATTTTCCTCTGGAAACCGTCAATACGGCGCGGTTGGTTGTCGCAACTTCTGGAACGCCGACCTCTGGTTCGACTCCGTGGACTCGCCGCATGGACTGACCGGCGTTAACGACGAACTGGTGGGGTTGGACGTGACGACGGCGGGCTACGTCGGAGCGCACTTCGCCACGTACCCGCCGAAGTTGATCGAACCGCTGATCCTGGCGGGTACTTCGGAACGAGGCTGTTGTCCATCGTGCGGCAAGTGTTGGGAACGTGTAATGGACAACGAAGTTCGATCGGTTCGCAGACCGGAATCCGGTACGCAAGCGGACGCGGCGAGAAGACGCGAGGTGCAAATCGGCGGCAATAACGTTGGCACGAATTCCTTACGCGACGGATTTTGTGAAACTTTATCGGTGACGCTCGACTGGCGACCCGGCTGCGATTGCTCCGGCCTGGAGATCATCGACGATCCGCCGAAGAAGCCAATTCAAAGAAGGGACGAGACGTCGGCCGCGTTCTCGGGCCGGTTGCGACACTGGACGCACCTGCGCGCGAAATGGCGGACGAAGTGGGAGCGGCTCGCGGCGGAATATGAGAAGCTGGAAGTCGTGCCCTGCGTCGTACTCGACCCGTTCGTCGGTTCCGGCACGACGTGTTGCGTGGCCGCCGTACACGGACGACGCAGCATTGGAATCGACCTGTCGGCGGAATATCTCGATAAACAAGCCTCACAACGCGTCGCCGAGTGGCTTATCGCCTGCGGACGGTTGAGCGTTGTGAACTTGCCTCGATCGTCCGGGCGGGTAGTCGTATTGGAATGATGCGGCAACATCGCAGGACGGATAAAGAACGGCGACTGACCGCTTAATCACTCTAATACTATTTACTACTAACACTATCCCCCAGTCCCCTCCATGAGAACAGTAGTAGTATATCGTGTGCGAACGAGGATAAAAGGGGAAAGTCTGTTTTCCTTTCGTCTTTTGATATATTAGGCTAAAACGCGAAGAATTTTTGCGCGAAGGGCTGCTCGGTGAAACGTGGGACACATCCGACAACGAAGCGTCGCAAGGATCGTCAGCGTTTGAAAGAGCGCTATGCCAAGGTCCGTGAGGACGCGCAGTTGGCCGGAATCATTCCCGTGGAACCAGAGGGGGCCGTTCGGAACGAGAGAGTTGATCCTCTCGATCAGAACGAACCGGCGGATCATTTGTCTTTGGTATCTGTCGCGGCGCGTCGCGGATGGGCGACGCCCGACGTGGTAAAGCCGCGTATCGTGGACAACCTTGTTCGGATCGCTACGGGCGAATGCGGCGAGACGTTGGTGGATCGCGACGGGGAAGTCATAGACGCCGGACCATCGCTCAAAACGCAGGTCTACGCCGCCAAGGTGCTGACGGAGATAGATCAGATACAATACGAACGCGACAATCCCGAAGAGGCCGGACGGGCGAAGGGCGCGGTCAACGTGGGCGTGGCTGTGGCGGACGTGCGAGAAGTATTAAGGGCCTTGGAAGCTGAGCGTGAGCAACAAGCTGCTGATCCATCCTGACGACGTACTGGCGCTGCGGCTGATCTACTGGCCGCACGTCCGGCTCTACGACAAACAACTAGAGATCGTGCGTTCCACGTTCCTAAACGACGAAACCTATGTATACGCGGGCAACGAGTTGGGCAAGGACTTCGTGGCCGGATTCATCGTGGCGACCGCGTTCCTCTGTTGCTGGCTAAAAAATGTCACGGCACGCATCGTTACTACGTCGGTCGCCGAACATCATCTCAAGGTTCTTTGGGGCGAGATCGGCCGATTTTTGACTACGCCCGCAAGGCCGCTTTTGGCTTCATTAGGCGGGCCGTTCGTGCTCAACTATCAGGAGATTCGTCTGGTTGACGAAGCCGAGTCTAAGAACCCGTTGAGTTACGCCGTCGGTCGCGTCAGCGCCAAAGGCGAAGGCATGGCCGGACATCATGCCGAGTTCACCCTGGCCGTAGGTGACGAGGCTTCGGGCATTGACGACGTGGTCTACGAAATGACGCAGGGCTGGGCGCGACGTATGCTCTGGATCGGCAACCCGAACGACTGCGCGAATTTCTATCGTCGCGCTCGACGGGAAGGAGAACTGGCGGCATGAGGTTCATCCGCAGGATCATCGTAGTAAGAGCGGAGGATTCGCCGAACGTCAAGCGCGCCTTGGCCATGAAAGCGGCCGGGCAGGAACCGGATGGATTGACGGTCGTGCCCGGCGTACTCTCCTGGGCCGAGTACTCGAAACGGCGTAGAACGTGGGACCAGCAACGTCAGGCCGTGGGGTTGGACGGAGAGTTCTACGAAGGCGCGGAGCTGCGGTTGTTTCCTTCCGCCTGGCTCGACGCGGCGATGGCGCTGCCCGTGCCCGATCGGCACCGCTGCCGGGCCTTGGGCTGCGATCCTGCGGAGGGGGGCGACAACACGGCCTGGGCGCTGGTGAACGAACACGGGCTGGCGAACCTGATTTCGTTCAAAACCGCCGATACATCGGAAATTACGAATCGCACGATTGCCCTGGGGCGCGAGTACGGCGTGCCGGCAGACCGCTGGTTTTTCGACCGCGGCGGCGGCGGCAAGCAACACGCCGACAACCTACGCGCCGCCGGCTGGCCCTGCCGTACCGTCGGATTTGGCGAGTCGATAACGCTGGAACCGAGGAGAGGTTTTGTAAGATTAAAAGAACGTCGTGAGCAACGGGAAGAACGATACGCCTACAAAAACAGACGCGCCGAGATGTACGGCGTCCTGCGGACGTTGCTCGATCCGCAGAGCGGGGCGGGCTTCGGGCTGCCGCCGGAGTTGATGCTTGCTTCTCGTTGCGACGGTGGACCGTGTCTGCGAGATCAACTAGCGGCTATGCCGCTGCGGTATGATGGAGAGGGACGATTGTTCCTCCCGCCGAAACAGACGGACGGCGACGGGGAATCACTGGTCAAAGCGATTGGGTGTTCGCCCGACGAAGCCGACGCCTTGGTCTTGGCCGTCTGGGGAATGTTCGCCCCGACCGAACGACGGAGAATAGGCGCCCTATGATAAACAATGACAAGCTCAATAGGCTACGTAAGCTTGTGTTCGGCGCGGGGGCCGTAAATGATGTAGAGCGCCCCACGGCCCCGCGTCGGACTTCTTGGCAGGAATCCTACGAGCAGCGTCTAGCCGCGGGTGGGGCCGACTACGCGGGCAACGAGAACTGGAACCGCGTTAGGCTTTTGCGTCGCCGATTATACTAGGAGAGAAACATGATCGCCGAATTGCTGCTCTTGTTATCCGTTGATGTTCCTGTCGATCTGTATCGCGTTACCGCCCAGGTGGGCGGCTGTGCGGCTACGGTGGTGCGGCCGGTTCAGGACGCTGGGGGCGATTGGCACTGGCTAGCGATCACGGCCGGACACTGCGTTCGTGACGGCCAGCAGGTAAGGGTCAAGTTGAACTGGCCGCCATCGGATCGGCGAGAGTTCGACGGGCGCGTTATTTGTCGCAACGACGACCCCGATCTGGCGGCCGTCGAATTCAATCCCGAAAGACCTATCCCGTATGCCGACTTCGCCGACGCGACGCTCGCTCCGGCGTGGACGGTGGGGTATCCCGGCGGCGAATTACTGGGCAAAGCGGTAAACGTCGAGGCCGCCGGCAATATGATTCAGGTTAGCGGCGACATCTGGTACGGGCACAGCGGCGGTGGGTTGTTTCAGAACGGAAAGCTGGTCGGTGTGGCTTCGGAGCGTGATGGACAAGGAGGCAGCTATTTCACACCGGCCGTCGTGGCTCGTCACCTGGCGGAAATCAAGATCACCGGCGCGGGTTGAACGGCGCCAAACTGCGCCATTCATCGCGGTCGCGATGACAAGTATCAGAAGCCGCCCGACGAATCGGCGCTAAAGATCGCGGCGTTGGAGAAACGAGTCGCCGATCTTGAATCGCGTTTAGCCGCGATCGTCGAAGCGGCGTCTAGGATGGAAAAGCCGAAGGATGGTATTGACGGTAAACCGGGCCGCGACGGTACGGTAACGGTCGTCGTCAAGCGACTCGACGGTACAATCAAACGATTCGAGAACCTTCGCGGCGGGACCGTGGAGGTGGATATTGAGAAGTTTCAAACCAAGGGAGACCGAAAATGAATGCAGCACTCGTCGAGTTGTTTAGCGCGGATGCGGCCGAGGCGATCAGCCGGCGTCGTGACGACACTCAATTGGCCATCGCGCGCCAGCGTGACACGTCGCAGCACGGCCTCAAAGTGGTCGAGAGCGTGGCGGCCTATGAATTGTTGACTAGCAACGACCCGCTTATGGCGATCCTCTCGAAGTTGGCCGACCGCACGCCGTCGCCGCCGGCCCCGGCGATCGACAGCAACAAGTAATATGAACGACGTCGACATGATCAAGGTGTCCGATCGGTTGAAGGCTTCGCGAATGGTCGCCGAGACCGCCTTACGAACAGAGCGCGAGGCGATCGACGCGAAGTTGACGGTCGAGCACAGGACCGCAGAGCAAAGGATCAGGAGACTTCACGATGGCGAAGCCGACGGCGGACTATACCGAGAAGTCGCTGAGCAGGTTCCACCGGCTGCTTCGGTTGTTCCATGACGGCTGGCGCGAAAAGGCCCGCAAAGAATTGGCGACGCTCCAGAGCTTTCATGACGGCGAGCGACAGCGCATGGCGCGCGAGGTCGAAGCGATCGGCTACGATCTACCCGATCCGCAGCGTTACTCGCGGCCGTATACGGCCCACGAGTCTACAACGACGTACAACGCCGGCGGCGGATTTCTGGGGGGTGCGGTCGCGGCCCTGGCGGCGGCAGGATTGGGGGCGGGCGGCGTCTGGTGGCTTCTGACCCAGCATCCGACGCAGCCGTCGCCTCAGCCGCCGCCGGGCATTGACCGTGACGTGCGCGACGACGTGCGATATATACCGCCGGAATCCTGATATGAAACCGTATTACGATTCGGACGGAATCACGATCTATCACGGCGATTGTCGCGATGTTCTGCCGAAACTAGACGACGCCTCAGTCGATTTCGTTTTCACAGATCCGCCCTACGGCCACAACAATAACAACGACGACCTGATCGCTCGATGGGAATTGGCGCTCGGGACCACCAACACCACGCCTGAGACGCGACCGATCGCAGGTGACGGATTCGCCGAGGCGAATGAGTTGGTGCGGTTCCTGTTCGCCGAAGCGCGCCGGCTGCTGTCTCCGGGCTGCTGCTGCTGCTGCTGCTGCTGCGGCGGCGGCCCCGATCCTCAGTTCGCGAGATGGTCGCTCTGGCTCGACGAGCTGCTCGGATTCAAGCAAATGATCGTATGGGACAAAGGCCCGATAGGCATGGGCTGGCACTATCGACGTAGTTACGAGACGGTGTTGGTCGGTCAAAAGCCAGGCGGTGCGTGTCGCTGGTTCGACAGATCGAATACGGTCGAAAACGTGATCCGGCACATTCGTAAGATCGTACCTTCGCGTACCGAGCATCCGACCGAAAAGAGGATCGAACTGCCTGGTTACTTTATCGCCCTGCACACTCAACCGGGACATCTGGTTCTCGATCCGTTCGCTGGGCGAGGTTCGACTCTAATCGCCGCCAAGCTCGCGTATTGTCGCGCGATCGGCGTCGAACTCGACGAACGCTGGTGCGAATCCGCCGCGCGGCGGCTCGATCAACGTATGCTGCAATTTACCTTCTGGTAATCGGCGTTACCTGTGATTGAAACTCCGAGACAATCTGATTCACAGCAGTCGATCACGATGAGAAGATACCGCGCCGTTCGCAAGGAAATTACCGACGGCGACTTTCTGTTGTTCAGCGGCAACGGCGTCTGGTCGCAAGTCATACGGTTTTGGACGCGGCAGGAATTTAGTCATTGTGGTTTGATCGCTTGGTGGAACGACCGTTGTTGTGTGCTTGAAGCCAAGGAGGGCTGGGGCGTGCGGCTAGTGCCGGTGAGTGAGTTGATCGCGCAGTACAACGGCCGGATCGTCTGGTATTCGCCCGACGAAATAGTGGGTTACGACGGAGGCGATGCGGTGGAGTTCGGCGTCAAGCGCCTTGGCTCGGACTACTCGTGGAAGCAGAACGCGGCGTTGGCGCTGGGCGTCAATCGGGACGTGGACGAACGGGCGTTTAACTGCTCGGAGTACCTCGGCGATTGTTTACGGGCCGGCGGTCTCAAGGTGCCTCGCGACCGCGTACTGAGGCCGGGCGATTTCGTGTCGCTGCCTGGGGTAACGTGTTTCGGAGACTTGAGGCAATGAAACGGCTTTTCGATATCTCGCTCGCCGCCGCTGTGGGGTTCGCCGCCGCGCCCGCTTGGCAAGAGTTCGCCGCGCCGGTTACGGTACGCGAGGTCGCGCTGGTCGAAGTTGTTGACGGCGACACCTACGACGTGGCCGAGACGATCCGGCACCGCGTGCGGTTGGCCAACGCCGATACGTGGGAGTCTCGTCGGGTACGCCGGTCGAGCGGCGACCGCACCGTCTCGGACGAAGAATTGGCCAAGGGCAAGCGCGCCAAGGAACAGGTCGAGGCGAAGCTCCGGGCGGCCGGCCGGCTGCTGCTTGTCAGCCGTCCACGGGACGGCGGCACTTGGGAACGTGACAACTTCGGTCGGGTGCTCGGCGAAGTGAAAGCCGACGGCGCGGATGTGGGAGCGTGGCTAAAGGCGAACGGACATACGAGAACGCCATGAAGAAGACCAAATCAAGCAAGAACGGGATCGCGGCGAACCACGATAAACACGATGAGAACGCGGGCAACTCGCTAGGCCGTGGTTTCGCCGGCGATCGGCCGCGTATCACGGTCAACGAGTTGATCGAGAACGCGCTGGCGACTCGGCAGGATTGGCTGCGCCGCGCCCTGGACCCACGGCGCGACATCGACGACGAGTGCGGGTTCCCCAAACAAATTTCCATCCAGGACTATCGCGACCTTTACGATCGCAACCCGGTGGCTGCTCGCGTTGTCGAAGTGCTGCCCCGCGAGTGCTGGCAGGTGACGCCACGAGTGTATCAAGACGAAGAAGGCGGATCGGAATTCGACGAACGGCTTAAGGCCGTAGGCCGCGGGCTGCGCGGGCCGGTCGGCTGGCTCAACGACAGCGAGCACAACGCCTTCTACGAAATTTTGCGACGTGCCGACGAATTGTGCGGCCTGGGCAGCTACGGCGTCGTACTCCTGGGGCTGGACGACGGCCTTGACCTGTCGCAGCCGGCGGCGGGCGTCGAGGAACGAAATAGCGTCTCCCGAAAACGGGGCGAAAAATTCACCGAAAACGTTCGTCACGGTCGCTGGTCGTTGTCGGTCAACGCTACGCGAGAACGAGACCTGCTCTACGCCCGCGTGCTCGACGAATCGTTCTGTCAGGTCGTGGCTTTCGAGTCCAACCCCACGTCGTCGCGTTACGGGCATCCGACGGCGTATCTAGTAACGATCGACGACACGCGAGAACAACTCTCCGGTCTCGGCGGTTCCTACGGTACGCGGCAGGTGCATTGGACGCGATGCGTGCATCTAGTCGACAACCCCGGCAGCAGCGAGTTGTTCGGCTCTCCCAGAATGAAACCCGTATTCAACAACCTATACAACCTGACCAAGCTCTACCACGGTTCGGCCGAGATGTACTGGCGCGGCGCATTTCCCGGTCTGGCTATAGAAGCCCATCCTCAGCTTGTTGGCGACGTGGAGCTAGACAAGGCCGAATTACGCGACGAAATGGAACAGTACTTCAACGGGCTTCAACGCTATCTCGCCTTGATGGGCATGTCGGCCAAGACGCTCGCGCCGACGGTGATTGACCCCTCGCCGCAAATCCGTGCCCAGATCGAGGCCATTTGTATCAAGCTGGCGATCCCGATCCGCGTTTTTCTAGGGTCGGAGCGCGGCGAACTGGCCAGCAGCCAGGACGACGCCGCCTGGAACGATCGTCTAAGGTTTCGCCAGAAGGACTTCGTGACGCCTAGAATCATCGCGCCGGTAATAGATCGGCTGATACTGCTCGGCGTCCTGCCCGAACCCGACGGCGGTTATCGCGTCAAATGGCCGGACCTCGATTCGCAAACCGACGGCGAACGAGCCAGCGTGGCGGCGGCTCAAACCAACGCGCTGGCGGCGTATCTCGCGGGTCAGGTCGAGGCGTTGGTCGATCCGCTCGACTATCTGACCCGGTTCATCGGTTTGCCGCGAGAAGAGGCCGAACAGATGCTTAAAAATGCTGTGGGGCACATGGAAGATGCATACCCGGAGGCCGAGGCGGTAGTAGCTGGGCACGTGCCTCAGTCGCCGCAGGCCGTTCCCCCGACGGGAAAGGAAGGAGCCGAAGATGAAGAGCTACCCACGGCTTAATCTGTCGCCGCGGCGCTGTCTACGCTGCGGGAACGAGTTTCTTAGCCAAGGACCGGGGAACCGCATCTGTAGACGTTGTTCCGCGCGGGTCTTGGGCAACTATCGGGTTGAGGGCGGGCGCTGCGGCCGCTGCTACAAGAAGTCCACGGACCTCATGCAATGATCACGTTGAACCTGCGCAAGTCCGCGTTCCGTCCCACCGGCAACGCAAGATTTCGTAAAAAATTCCGGTTCCCGGTCGATAACGCCGTCAGCGCGAATCGTCCTAACCCCCTACGCGCCGATCCTTCGCATACGGCCGGAGAGCGTCGGGCATTTATCGCCGACATTCGGCGAAGATTTGCCAATCTGCGAAAGGCGCTGCGCGAATTGATCGTGAAGGAGGATGCGTTCGGGTTGATACAATCTCACGACGAACAGGATCAACGGGCAAGTGATCTCGTTGACAACACGTCGTCTATTCCGTCGGATGAACTGATCATCAATACTCGTTGGAAGTTTCACTCTTCGACCGAGCAGTTGAAAGCGTTCCGCAAGTGGCTCGCTGCACAGATGAAGGTGCAGGGACTATTCTTCGACCGTCAGCGGGGCGAAGACGAGTGGTGGCGGCGATATATCGAACAGACGTACCGCAAGGGCGCGGGTCGGGCGTTCGACGACGCTAACGCGGCGTGGAGGCGAAGGGCCGGGATCAAGAACCGATTGGACTTCTATGAGGGCACACGCGAACAGTTCCTGCGTAGCTCGTTTAACCGACCGGCCGCCGTCGCCAAAGTCAAAACGCTGGCGGCGCGAACATACACCGATCTGAAGGGGTTTTCGGATGAAATGGCGACGAAGGCCCAGCGCGTTCTGGTCGACGGCATGATCGCGGGCAAGCATCCACGAGAGATCGCCGCCGAGTTGGAAAGCGCCGTAAACGTATCCGAACGACGGGCCGAAACGATAGCAAGGACCGAGATCATTCGCGCCCATGCGGAAGGTCAATTGGAGGCCCTCTCGGCGCTGGGCGTTGAGGAAGTCGGCGTGGCCGTCGAATGGTCTACGGCGGGGGACGACCGCGTCTGCAGTCTCTGCGAACCGATGGAGGGCGCCGTACTTTCGTTGGAAGAAGCGCGCAAAGTGTCGATTCCGCGTCACCCGAATTGTCGCTGCGCTTGGGTTCCGGCCAACGTTGGGGAAACGAGTTCGGGGCAATTGCGTCGTCGAGGGGAAATAACCTCCGCTATCAGGACGTCCCTGGAGCGGGATTCCGAGGGTTCCGATTGGGCAGAGGATGCGGATATATCCGGGAGCCGGCCGAAGGATATTTTCAACGTCTTCTGTCCCACGGGCGAGGGAGGGGGCGTCGATCCGACCTGTTCGCCGGCGGTTGGGTCGTCCATTGCGGACGTGCTCGCCGCACAGCGCGGCGACCGCGAGGCGATGGGGCGCGTCGTCGAACAGAACCAAGGCCTCGTGCGCAAACTGGCGCGCAAATACGCTAAAAACGACGCCAATTTACGCGACGATCTGATTTCGGAAGGCAATCTGGGACTGATCCGGGCCGTCGAGAAGTTCGATCCGGAGAAGGGCGTCAAGTTCGTGACCTACGCTCATCAGTGGATCAGCGGTATGCAGCGTAACGAAGTCCGACGCCAGGCGAAGGAGCGGACGAGGGCGGGCGAATTGAAACTGGACCCGGAAGACCTGAGCGGCGGCGTACACGCGATCGACGAGGCGCGGGACGTGGTGTCTCGCGCCCTAGGTTCGCTTGACGCTCGTTCGGCCGACATCCTTTCGGCCAGCTTCGGCCTCGGCGGCGAGGCGCAGACGCATCGCGAGATCGCCGCCCGCTTGGGCATCACGCCCGCGCGGGTGGGGCAGATCGAAAAGGCCGCGCTCGCGAAGCTTCGCGAGTTGCAACCAGTAGCGGCTAACCTGTTGGCGAATGTTTTCTGTCCTACCGGAGAAGGGGGTGGAATTGATCCTTCTTGTAGTTCCGGAGAAAAAGAAACCAAGACGTGGAACCTCTCGGACAACGTCTTCTGCCCTACGGGGCCCGGTGGTGGTGTGAAGCCCGATTGCCCGGCGGGCGGTGGAGGCGAGACTGAGATAGAGAGTACGAGGGAATACACAGGGCGCATCCGTAACGAGGTACTCAGGGCCGAAGCGCGAGTCCAAAGACGAGCAGCCAAATACAGGAAAATCGCGGACGAATTGGCGATAAAGGCCGACGACTTGTTCCAGAAGCATTTGATCCGCTCCGCCCAGATAGAGGCTGAGTACAAGGCCGGGGAGTTGACGAGTGAACAACGGCACGAAGAGTTGCGATAATAAGGTCGCTCTTGGCGGAGATGTACGAAAGGTCAAGGAGGCCGTTAGAAATGGAGAATCGTTCCTTCAAAAAACGTATTCGACGGTTTCGATAAGCAACGAACCGGATAAGTACCGTACGCGATACGTGGTGATGCGGGCCGGGGAGCGGGCTTATCATCGCGGAGAAACCGATACGAGTTCCAGTGCTATCTATCTGTCAGACAACGATTCGACCGCCACGGTCATTCATGAATGGGGCCACGCCATAGAGTATCAGAATCCGAGCATCGGCCGCGCCGCGAGAGCTTTCCTCGAAAGGCGGGTAGGCGGTGAACCGGCTCAGAAACTCAACGACGTAGTCTCTCATGGCGGTTATCGCGATGACGAGCGCGGTAGAAGCGACAGATTCGTCGAGGCGTTCGGCAAGGATCGCGCGTGGTACGTCGGTAAGGACTATGGCGGCCGAGCCACGGAGATCATGTCAATGGGCATGGAACAGCTCTACAATGACCCAGCGGGGTTCGCCAAGGCCGATCCGGAATTTTTCGAGTTCGTAATAGGCGTCTTGCACGGGAGGATCAGAGGATGACGGGTAGATTGATAGTCGGAAAATTCGTTGCGGAGATAGATGGCGGGGGGTGGAAGACCGAATCGAAGCTCCTTCAGAAGATGTTGAATGACCGATTTCCCATCGTCGGCTCGTCTCCTGCCGACGGCCGGCCGGGCGCCGGACAGCTACGCGACGCCGCGCGGGCGTTAGGAGGTAAAGTCGAATGGACTGAGCAACCGGTGGCGGAACCGGGGGTGGTGTACTGATGCCCGGCGGTGGAAACGGCCTCACCCCGACACAGCGACGGCTCTACGATGCACTCGCCGACGGCGAACCGCATTCGCTGCGCGAGCTGCTGCGTCTGCTCGACGCTCCGCCCGGCGAGCGGGCCGACGCGCTGACGTTCAAGACAGCCTACGCGACGCTACAAAATCACGTCAAAAACCTGCGTAAGCGCGTCCGTCTCAAGGGCCAGGACATCGTGTGCCAACTGATCTGGCGGCGACGCAACTATCGCCTGGTCCGCGTGCTCTTTCGCACGCGGAATAGCGTTTCTAACGCTAAATAACCGCCTTTTATTGCCGATTTCCCTTTCCGAAACGATTTCGTTCCGCTTAGGTTAGAATCGTGTTAACTCTTGTTCCTGACTCGACGATTCCGAGCGGCGAATTCCTCGCCGT